TATGACACAATATAAAGGTTTTGGGCCAAACGAAAATGTAACGAGATTTATATGTAAATGTGGACAAGAGTTGAGGGTGTTGAAAAGATAAAACAAAAAAGGAGACAGAATGGCAATAAAGAAAAAGAAAACCAAACGAGCAAAGAGTAAGGAGCTAATAAAATCAATATCATATTCACAAGATGAAATATTTCAATGGATTATGCAACTATATGATATTGAGCGATTTGATTTAGATCCGACTTATAGTAAAGGTGTATTTTATAAAAATGTTCTTGAACCAAGATTGAAGTTTGATTTGAATCCCCAAATTGAAGGAGTAAAGCAGGCGGATTGTACAAATTTACCATTAAGTGATAATTCAATTAATTCAATTGTGTTTGATCCACCGTTTATGTTCGGCACACATGGCCAAACTAAAAATAATAAAATGAACAAAAGATTTACAATGTTCGATTCTTTTTTTGAATTATGTACTATGTATCAAGATTCATTGAAAGAATTTCACCGTGTACTTAATAAAAAAGGGATTCTCATATTTAAGTGCCAGGATTACACTGATTCTAAAACCACTATGACACACTGTTTGGTATGGCAGTGGGCTGAAACATTTGGATTTTATGCAAAAGACTTGTTTATTCTCGTTGCAAAAGGTGGGCGTATTTATAATCCAAAATTAACACAAAGACACGCAAGAAAATTTCATAGTTATTTATGGATATTACAAAAATGAAAAAAACTAAATGTAAAAAGATAAGCAATCCGGTTGAAGAATATAAGAGAAAGGTACGTAAATATCTTGTTCTAAATGAGAGCCACGACTATATTGACTTTGTTTTCGGTGTGGTGTATGCGAATCGCCTGGATGTTAAGCCGATATGGGCGTATTTGATTGGGCCGAGTAGTGCGGGGAAGACAACTATACTTGATCCGATGGACGGACATGGGAGTATTGTATCGCTGGATACTCTGAGTAAGGCAAGTTTGTTGCCTGGGGTTAAGCCCGGCAGGCCAAGTGAAAAGAGTACTAAAATGGCCATTAAAAATTCAGTATTGAGTAGGGCCGATGGAAAGATTCTTGTTATAAAAGATTTGTCGCCACTTTTGACCGAAGATTACAAGGAGTTGAAGTCGATCCTGGGGATATTACGAAGTGCGTATGATGGTAAGTTTGCTAAGGCTTTTGGCAATATTGGGCGGGTGGAGATTGAGTGCAGATTTGGACTGATTGCCGCTGTGACCGATGCAATTGATAATCATGGAGTAGTGGATTCGGAATTGGGGCAAAGGTTTATTGGATATCGAATGCCCGCGATAAGTTTGAAAGAAGAGAGGGCAATATGTGATGCCATACTGAATACAAAGGAAAGTGTGTTGAATGAAGTGTTGTGTGAAGCGGCTTATGAAATGCTGGATAGAGAGCCCAAAGAGCCGAGTATTACTAAGAAACAGGCGGATGCTATTATGTATGCAACTGAGGTTGTTGCCCTTGCAAGGACGGGGATAACACGGGACAGATACAGACGCAGCCCGAGTGTATCGAGACCGGAGAGAATAGCAAGGCTGTATTCACAACTGATAAGTCTGGCTAAAGGTGTGGCGATGGCACGGGGGCATAGGAGGGTTATGGGAGAAGATGTGGTGTTTGTAAGACATGTAGCTGCTCATACACTGTCTCTTGATACATTGAGGCTGTTGAACTTGTTCCTGGAAAGAGGAGGGTTAACAATTGCTTATTTACATGAGAAATATGGATGGCATCCGGAGACGTGCCACGAAAAACTTGACAATCTTAAATGGGTGGGAATATGTAATACGGAAGCGATTGGCGGAAAGAAAGGTAGAGATGAGACCATGTGGACGTTAAAGCGGGCGGATCAATGGGAGAAAATGTTACGAAAACTTGGGAAAACGAAAAATGAATAATTTAATTGCAAAAATATTGTATTGTCTTGGATTCAAATATAAAATATCCACAGATATTGGTGGAAGTTTAACAAGAGGATATGGAAAGTTGGATGCTTGCGGTTATTGGCAATTTCAACTGCCTTATCATTGGTTTGATAATTAGTAGATGGATTTGAAAATATTTTTGAGCAAAATAATTATTTTTCACTTGACTTATGCTGAGAATGTGGTATAATATAATAGACGAGCAAAGGCAAAATCAAAGGAGCAAAATAATGATTAAATTAGCGGAAAAAGATAGGCCAAAAGGAATTTGGGTTGGTGATATGAAAGATGGCGATATTGGTGTGATAGTTGCTTGGATGTATAATATGTATATTGGTCATGTTGTTCAGAGATACCAAAATAGTTTAATTGCAATTGGAATGACCTCTGATTCGGCGTGGCATCGTATGTGGTTGAGTGATGAATGCGCACTGTCTTCTGGTTGTCGTGTGCGGTTGCTCGAAAAAGGTGAGATGTTGGTTGTAGCATAGCTTTTCTTCTTCATAAACAACAGGGACGGCGGATGCACAAATAGTAGCAGGTAGATATTCTTGTCCGTCCCTGTTGTGTTTTTTGTTGTAGTGAAAATTGAGTCATTTGTTTGAATCAAGGCGGAAAGGCCTGTCCGCTCCTTTATAGGAGAAATGATTATGAGATATAAAGAAACTAAATGTATTGTTACAAGTTTATTAGTTATTATTGATGATGTATATATCAATAAAAGTCGCGAACCTCAACAGATAGAAGTATATGTCAAACCGGACGGCTCTCCAGAATATGCAAGGTGTAGGAGATCGCACATGATTGTTATAGGTTGTGGGATTTGGCTTGAATGCTTTGGTGAACAACAGAAATCGGGGATTATAAGAATCTGTAAAAAAGCAGCAAAACAATACTTTGAAAATTGAATAAATGGACAGTTGCAAATACTTTAAGCACTGGGCATTGAGCCGTCTAAAGAAAGCAGATTTGGCTGTCCATTTATATATTATATATTAGGAGACTGAAAATGCCATACAGAAATCTAACATCTGAACAATTTGAAGCGGTTAAGAAACTTGCTGCTCATTTATGTATAGAGAAAAAATTAAAGACTGTTGGTGAGTACAAGAAAGTTGCTAATGAGATAATCGATGAAATAGATGCGGGAAAGAAGCGGTTTGTAACAGATTGTGCAAGCAATATTGTTATTTTGACAAATGAATAAGGGGCGGTGGCGGAATAGGTAGACACTAATGTCGAATAGAATTGACGATCGACCAGTTCAATTCATGCAGGGTGCAAATCCCTGCCCGTCCCTTTGTTTTTTGAAAATTAAAGCGAAAGAGATTAAATAAATCGAGCACCAAATCAATTACACGCAAATAAGTACAAAATGAAAAGTAAAAGAGATGAAATAGTTGATGCGGCCAGAGACTATGTGAAAACACGCAAAAGATATACACAGTGCCAACAAAAGCATTTCAAACAATTGTGTTATAGATGTTCCCAGTACGCTAATTGTAAGTTATACACACAACTTTATGATTGTTGGTTGCGATTACAAAGGGCTGTTAAATGAGTGAAAGAAGTGACAAGTTAGAACATCTAAGTAAGTTTTGCAATCTCGAAACAGGGGAGTTAGATAAAAATGAATTCGCCGATTTTGATTTGTTATATCAAAAGGGTAGACAGTATCATAGAATATGCCAAAGAATAAGGCTGTGTAACGAATGCCCTGGAATGAATATAGGCAGGGTGACAGAATGTTGTCCGGGATGGGGAAATCTAAACACCGATGTAATGTTTGTAGGACAGAGTTTGCATGAGCCTGGAATGTATAGTCAAGTGCCGTTTATTCTTGGATCAGGACTTATTATTGACGCTGTATTAAGATTGAGTGGAATTGATCGGCATGATTGCTTCTGGACTAATGTTGTGCTGTGCCACCCTGAGAGGAATAGAGCCAGTACGGAAGAGGAGAAGAATAATTGCTGGCCATATCTGGCTGAAATGATTGATATTGTTCAGCCTCGTGTGGTAGTGGCATTGGGTAAGGATGCTGAATGGGGGGTTAAGAGATATATGGATGAAAGGGAGTGTGGATTTAAGTATTTGAAGTATAGCCACCCGGCCAGTTTGATATATAGTGCCCCGGAAGCAAGGCCGAATTATATTGTAAAAATGAGTTTGGATATTGATAAAATTTTGGAAAATGAAAAATGAATAAAGTAATTAAAGGCACAAAAGTTAGTTCAAAGAAATACACTGTAGGGAATTTGTGTAAAAGTTGTAAGGAGACAGCCTTTATTGGTAAATGTGGGGGTGGCCCGGAAGACTCGCTTTATCTTATTACCTATGAAGGCATTGTTTTGGCTTTCGATCCAAAGATGACTTGGAATGATAGTGCCAACATTACCGTGAATCGTTTTGTCGATATTGAAATTAAAGCTATAGAGAGGTAAGAAATGAAAGTTACTGTAAAACCAAAACAAACAGAAAAGAGACAGGAAATACCGTTTGATGAAATTCCGGTTGGTTATGTATATGTTGCGAAATATTCTGGTGGCCCGATTGCGTTGAAATTAAAAGATAAACAAGCAGTGTTGCTATCTCATGGTAGTAGTGAGGATTGGTTTTATGTGGCCGAGGGTTTCAAAGACGAACCGGCGTATAAAATTCTCGGTAAATTGACCGAGGTTATAGTTGAAGGGGTGTAAGCATGATTAAGATGAGACCTGGATTTTATTACCTATGTCATCCGTATTCAGCCGAAACTAAAGAAGGTAGAATAGCTAATTATAAACTTTGTTGTAGAAGATCGGCTAAGTTACTATTGAAAGGGTATAATGTTTTTAGCCCAATTGTCCATAGTCATCCGATTGAAACAACCAGTCCTGAAATGTTGAAGTGGTCGATAGAAGATAGGTGGCAATTCTGGATTGATATTGACATAGCTATTCTTGAACAAATTGATTTTACAGGGGCAATACTTGCTCCAGGTTGGGGAAAATCCAAAGGGTGTAAGAAAGAGTATGGGTGGTTCTTATCGCATCGAAAAGTTGACGGAACATTCTATGACATTCTAAAATATTATGATATTATAGGAGATTAAGAAATGACCGAAGAAGAATTTGTAGAAATAATGAATGACGATGATATTAAAACAGATTGGAAAGGAAATAACGCCTGCCGAGGGCTGGACATAATTAGAAAGTATTGTCCAGACGAAGGGATTGAATATGCAGAACACGATATTATTGGCTCTGTTTCTGTTTCTGATATTGTTCAAGCAGGAATTACAAAAGAGGATGCTGCTAAACTTCGTGGTTTGAATTGGATGATTGATGAAAACGAAGAAGGATTAGCTTGTTTTGTTTAGGAGATTAGAAATGAATAAATTTAGAGTACGTAAGACAGACGATACCTTTAATACATGGGCAGCGGCCGATGGAAGAGATTATTTATCTACCACCCAGTATATCCTTAGAGACGGGACAACGAGCAATGATTGCCAAGCCTTTGATACTGAAATCGAGGCACAAATAGCACTTGATTTGTATAAACAAAAACAGGATTTGAAAGCATCAACAACCAAGACCATGAGACAATTTGAAAGCGGAGCAACAAGAGATACAAATGACCATCCCGATAAGCCAAGTTATTACAAAGCCCTGTCCCCTATTGTATTAAGAGAGTATGTGAAATATCTTGGGCGACATAGAACTATGCCGGATGGAAGTAAACGAGACTGGGATAACTGGAAAAATGGAATACCAATAGATGTTTATATGGATGGATTGCTTAGGCATACAATGGCCGTTTGGCTAATACAGTCTGGGTACAGATCGTTTGATAATCATGGTGAGGTGACGTTAAAGGATTCGTTAAATGGTATAAAGTTTAATGTGGATGGATTTTTACATGAAATTTTGAAAGATGAAATAAAGAAAGAAGATAAGAGTTATTACGATTCTATAACGAAGATGATTGATGGAAAATCTGAGGAATAAATGAAAAAGAAAAAATCATTAGTAGATCGCTTTTGGTCTAAATTCAAACGACCAAAAGGAAAGTGTTGGAATTGGTTGGCTTCTTTGGATACAAGCGGCTATGGTTTGATAAGAGAAAGTCACGGAAGTCGTAATTGTTCTACTACTCATAAGGCACATCGTTTATCTTGGATGTTGTTTAACGGCCCTATCCCTGATGGATTATATGTATTGCATAAATGTGATAATCCAAAGTGTGTTAATCCTGGTCATCTTTTTCTTGGCACAGCATTAGACAATGCACAGGATAGAGATAAGAAAGGCCGATTTGTTAATCATTACGCATTATGAATGAATATAATAATATACTCAAACAACACAAAAATGCAATAAGGATTTGGTCTTATGACAAACAGAGCAGATTGTTACTAAAGAAAAAGAAAGAAATCGTCTGTTTGGACACTGAAACAACTGGCTTGCTGTTTCATCGCCCCAGTATATTGCATGATGACCACGATAGAATAGTTGACAATCCATTTCCATTTGGTCTTACCCTTGCCTTTCCTCATCGTGGACAATTAGTTTTAGTGTGGGGGAGGTATGGAACTGATTTGTACAAAGCTTGTATGGATGTGTTTGCCAGTGATTGTATGAAGGTGTGGCATAACTCAAAATACGATTTGCGGGTGTGTAAGACGAATGACATCGAGGTTAATGGTGTTCAATTGTGTACACTTACTATGTCACGGATATACTGGGACAGAAGGAAAAGCCATAGTTTGCAGGCGTTGAGCGAATTTATCTGTCCGGGGATAAGCGATTGGGAGGTGGACTTAAAGAAAGAATTGGCCAAATTAAGAAGGCAATGGAGTAAGAGGAAAGACGAGCGGAATCCCGCTTGGACGGGTGATCCGAAAGAATACGTTAATTATAGTTTTCTACCAGATGAAATGATAGGTGAATATAGTATGACGGATGGATTTGTAGTTTGGCAATTACTTCAAAAATTATTACCTTATATGATTGATGAATACGCAGATATATTCGATAGAGAAATGGCTGTTACCCATGTTATTACGAAAATTGAAGAAGCGGGGATGGGTTTTGATGTTGAAAGAGGGCGGGCTGAATTGAAAGCGTTACTGCCCAAGATTAAGTTAAAGAGAAGAATATTGGATGAATTGTCGCCGCCTGATTTTACGCTTGGGCCTAAAAAGATTTTAGCGGCATTGAGGTTTTTAGGCGTCAAATCAAAACAGCTTAAAGTTAAAGGGAAAGAAACTACAGCCGTTGATACATTGAATCAGGCGGTTAGAGATGGTGTGCCCAAGCGAGCGGAACGATTTATTAAAGTGTTGCTGGACTTTAGGGCGTATAGCAAGGTGGCTAATACCTATCTAAAACCATTTACCGAACAGGCTGAAAGAACAGGCGGGACGGTTTATACAACTATTAACCCGACCGATTCAAGGACAGGACGGCCAGCTTGTTTGGATGAATTAACAAAAATATGGACTACATACGGAATTAAGCCCATAAAAAATGTATCACCTGGACATATTGTAAGGACATCTATTGGAACTTATGAAAAAGTTTTGGCTAAATGGTATAATGGAATCAGACCAGTTTTTGAAATAACACTTGATACTGGATGTAAAATAAAATGTACCTATAACCATAGATTTTTAGCTTACAATGGTAAGTGGATAACAATAAAGGAGACATTAAATGAGTGTGTCAAAAGACTGGACAAGACAGAAAATAAACATCAACAATGTGATAAGTCTATACAGATCGACCAATTGCCACACAATAGAAGAAATAGCGGAATTACTTTATACCACATATCAAAATGTTCATTATGTTGTGAACCACCATTTACCAAAAGAAGAATACAAAGCATTAAAGTGGATAAGGATGTCACATGCAAAGAAAGGAGCAAAACATCCTCATTATGGAAAACGTGGAAAACGAATGCCAAACTACAAAGGTATTTGCGAAGATGGGCATGGTTATTTAACTATTTTACACAAAGGAAAAAGGCGATTTCTACATCATGTCATTATGATGAAACATTTAGGTCTAAAGAAAATACCAAAAGGATGGATGGTTCATCATATAGATGGCAATCCGAAGAACAACGATATAGACAATCTTGTGCTGTGTACAATCAAAGGACATCCAACTATACATTGCTTGCAGCAGAAGGACGGTCTTTCGCAGCAATTAAGAAAATCAAATTTACTGGAAGCCGTCCAGTATATGACTTAATGATAGAAAACAACCCAAGTTACTTGCTGAAATGTGGTATCTTTTCACATAATAGCAGAGACCCAAATCTATTGAATATTCCTAATCAGGATGTTAAACAACGTGGAAGGCAAAATCACGTTAGAGATTGTTTTGTTCCCAGAGATGGCAAGGCCATTTATTACTTTGATGTCAGTCAACAGGAAATGGCTATGTTTTTAAGTTATGCTGGTGCAAATGATATGCTTGAAGCGTATCTGGATGGTGAAGATTTACACCAACACATGGCCGATTTGCTTGGTAGACCGGATAAGAGGAAAATTATTAAAAATCAGAATTTCGGAGTAATATATGGATTAGGTATCAGGGCAATGGCCGCTTCACAAAATCTGACAATCGAACAGGCTAAAAAGGAGATGAAGATTTACAATCGTGAGTTTCCTTTTATTCAGGAATTACAAGAACGACTAAAAGATGAGTTAGGGATTTACGGCTATGTTCAGGATTACTTTGGTCGTCGCTATCATGTTCCTTATGGACAGACTTATAAGACCGTCAATGCTATTGTTCAGGGAGGATGCGCCCAGGCGTTCAAGCAGGGGTTGCTGCAAGTGGATGAATTGTATGAGAGGAAGTATAAAGATGCCAAGATTATTCTGCCGGTGTATGATGAATTGATGGTAGAGCGGCATATCAGAAAGGATGAGAAAATGTTTTGCCGGGAGACTATAAAAGCAATGAGTGAGGTGGCGGAGTTGATGGATGTTGGGCTGAAGTTTAGGATAGATGTTAAGAGAACCACGACTAATTGGGCAGAGAAAGAAAGTTTGAAAATTTAATTATTTTTCCCTTGACATGGTTTGAATAGTATGGTATAATGTTGATAGTAGCAAAAGAGTTGAAGAGTAAAAGAGATTAACAAAGGAGCAAAACATGTATAATTATAGAATCATGACAGATAAGGAAAGAGGTCTATTAGTAAAAGGCTCTCAATGGATAAGCAATAATGGCATTAAATATACTGTTGTAGGAATAGCAAACACAAGATTCGCTAATCCTGATTATCCTATTACAGTTTTATATGTTGGAAGAAACGGGCATTTGTGGGCTAAAACTTTGGATAATTTTATGGAAAAAATGTCATCAATTGATTAGAGAGCTAAGCTATTATGTATATTGACTGCCCGACCTGCGGCCAAACCGAACATGAGAGTAAGTTTCGCACATGTGGTAGATGTGGGCAATATATATGTAAGTGGTGTCGAGATAATACACATGAGTGTGTAGATGTCTATAGTGATGAGAATGAGAATGGGCGAGGAGATTTAGAATGAGACCTTATAGAGGACTGACAAAAGAAGGCAAGTGGGTGTATGGATGGTATGTTCCATTTACTCTACCAATAGAAGAATCACCTCGGTATAAGATTGAACACAGAATATATACTCATCTTGGCCGTGCGGATTGCACTGTTTTTTACGAAGTTCTCCCCGAAACCGTTGGCCAGAGCATTGGCCTCAAGGATAAGAACGACAAAAATGGTTATGATTGTGACAAAGTGTCGTTTGGTGAAATTCGGCTACTTTATCAAATTAAATGGTCTGTATGTAATGCAGAATTTTATCTCGAAAGTATGGACGATAAAAAAGAGGTATTACATATAAGTCATCTAATTGTAGGTGGAATCATCGGCAACACCCACGAAAATCCAGAATTATTGAAAGACCAACAATGAGGTATTTGAAAACTAAAAAAACACCAAGAGAATTTACAGTGATTTATGATGACAGAGAAAAGAAACCTTGGTCTTTACCTTTTAAGATGGAAAAAAAGAGGCTTAAAACATCAGATTATACCATCAAAGACTTCGAGAAGGTGGTTGCCATCGAAAAGAAAAGTGGATTAATTGAATTGCTAAATGACTTGGCCAATGGATATAGAAATACATTTGAGAGATTTCTAAAACGCCTAAATAAATATCCGGTTAAGGTTATTGTCGTAGAGGATACTTTAAGTGAATTAAGTATCAATCGTGCTCTGGCACACATAAGACGTAAAAGTAGAGGCAGGGCAAGATTGACAGCCAAAACGGTATACTACTGGGTTAGTGACATAGCATTGAAATACAATATTCCAATCATATTTGTAGGTAAGCGTGCAAAATTTGAAATCTTACCGGAGATTTTCCGGGCGGCGTTTGAAAAAGCGAATGAAATTTAATTAAAAGGAACAAAAGAATGGCCAAGAAAAAAATTAACAACTCTATAGTCCCTGTTGAGGTTATTCAAAAAGCTGAAAGTGATGCCGCTTTAATGGCACAACAAGCTGAGGCAATTCAGGTTACAACAACAGAACAAGAGGAACAAGCTTACACCGCTTTGATACAAATCAAACAAGCTATTAAGACCATTGAAAGCAAAAGAAAAGAAATTACAAAGCCGCTTAACGCCAGCTTGAAAACAACTAACGCAATGTTTAAGAAATTGGCTGCACCATTTATAGAAGCGGACAGAATAGTGCGGGATAAGGTTATGGATTTTCGCCAAGCGATGGAGGAAAAAGCGGAAAAGGAATTGGAGAGACGGCAGAAAATTCAAGCTGCCCACGAAGCCAAAGGACATGAGATACATGAGATTACAGAACCAGAGGTGAAAGTGAGTAAGGAAACTGTAGTGGCCAAGCGGTGGACATTTGAAGTTGTAGATGTTAATAAAGTGCCAAGAGAATATCTTGTTTTGGATAGAACTGCTGTGAATAAAGCTATACGAGATGGTGTAAGGGAAATAGCTGGTTTGAATATTTTCCAGGTGGAAGGGTTGCGAGTATAAATATGGGAAGGAAAATGCCATGAACGATGACACAAGATTAGACTGTATCGATGCCGCATTAGCCGAGTGCGAAGCCAAGAATAAGAGACTTAGAAAGGCTTTGCGGAGAATAAGGAATTTCTGCACTCAACTAAATAGAACATGTTGGTATCATACCAGCTATACTCATGATATTATAAAGATGAGCGAACAAGCCCTGAAAGGATAGCTAATGTATATCTTAGAATCAACTATCAACTGTAAATCACGCTCAGACCGTATTGAAATATTTCCTTTTTTTGATCTCCATATTGGAAAATACAACTGTGATGAAGATGCTATTAAGAAACAAATTGCCGAGATAATACGCCGATCTGAAATGCCTAATCGTCATGTACGGACGTTTTTCGGCGGTGATAACATGAACAGTATCAAGGCTGTCGGTGATAAACGATTTGACTTCGGTGAGTTGGCTGATTGGTTTGTTAAAGGCTCAGCGAGTAATGTAAAAGAGAGACTAAGTGATATATGTGGGCAGGAGATTGACCGCTTTTGTGAATTGTTTGATCCTATTAAACACTTAACATTAGGTGCGATGTATGGTAATCACGAAAAGGCAATGAAAACAAGGAATAATACAAATGTTCATGAGGTCATGTGTCAAAGAATGGGGTTCGTGAATTTGACTGATGAGTGCTTAATTGTACTGCATCTCAAGCGAGGTAAAAAGACCAGTCAAACAGTCACTATTTACGCCCGCCATGGTTATGGTGGCGGCAGAACCCCTGGTGCCGAAGCCAATAAGCTGGAGCGTCTGGTCAATGAATGGGAATGTGCTGATGTTTGTTTAAGCGGTCATACCCATAGTTTTAGAATAGAGCCACCCAAACCAACGCCATATATATATGGAATGAAGTCTAAAAACGGCCCTACGCTTAATTACAGAAATAGATGGGGGGCCAATCCGGGATGTTGGTTGTTAAGTCATAAATTAGGGCCGGGGAGTTATGAGTCTATGCAGGCATATCCGGCGAGAGCTATGATGACTTTGAAGATTGTTATTTGGCCGTTTTATCATAGTGGAAAAATTGAGCAGGCTAAGTTGGAGTTGAGACACTATCCGATTATATAATTGAAAGGAAAGAGATGAAATTAAAGAAACGACGATGGGACATATCTATTTGGTCAAGAACACGGAAATTTCATGTACATAAAAAGTTTGGCCGGTCTTCTCCATTTTTGTTTGAAACATGGATTGGGCCTGTTTGTTTTCGTATATGGTCAAACAGAAAAAGTGCTTGTAATAAGATTGTAAGGATTGTACAAGATGGCTAATATAATTCCAAGTACCAAATTACTCTGTGTATCAGGATTTCCTGATTATGCCATTACTAAAGATGGAAGAGTTTGGTCATATCCGAAACGAAGAAGCTCAACAACAGGTCGATGGTTGAAGTCGAACAAAACAAGTAATGATTATTTTCAAGTTGTTTTGTGTAAAAATAAGAAAAAATTTCCACAATCTGTTCATCGTCTTGTTTTAGAAACTTATATAGGTAAATGTCCAAAAAACATGGTATGCAGACATCTTGATGGAAACAAGGCAAATAATCATTTGGATAATTTGTGTTGGGGAACAAGGCATGAAAATGAACAAGATAAAATAAAGCACGGTACTGTAAGAAGAGGCGAAAATCATAATGATGCTAAATTAACAGAACAGGATGTCAGGCTAATTTATGGTGTATATTGGGATGGTGCTTACGAACTGGATGAATTAGCAAAACATTTTAGTGTAAATACGGGCACTATACATGATGTTGTTCACAAAAGAACATGGAAACATCTTTGGGTTTAATGATTATGAAGAATGAAATAATGCCGAGTACAAAGTTAAAAATAGTAAGTGTCCATAAAATGATGGCGTTTGCGTGCCCCAGAAAATATTTCTGGAGATACATTTTGAATTTGCAATCCAAGAATTTGAACATGAACTTTTGGTATGGCTCTGTCTTGGGTGCGGGGTTTGAGGCTATTCTCCTGGGCAAGAAAAACTGGAAACAATTGATGAAGAAAGAAAGTGTTGCCAGTTTGAAAGGCTATGATATATCTAAGTTGACAGAAGAGATTGATTTGCAATACCGCCTGATTGAAGTTATATTAGAACAGGCGAAAGTATTGGCCAAACAACACGGTATGTCACTTATCAAATCACAAGTACTTGTTAATACCAAACTCAAATGTGGCATCACTTATTGTGGTAGTGAAGACGGCGAAGGTGTTTATGAAGGTAAGAGAAGTTTATACGAGATTAAGACAGCTTCTAAGGTTAATCAAGGGTATCTGGATTCATTAAAACTTGACAAACAAATTAACTCCTACTGTTGGGCCAATAGGAATAGTGAGAAAAAACACTATGGCCAATGTGCTTATTGTATTTTCAAAAAACCACAAAAACGGTTGAAGAAAAATCAAACGGTTGATGAGTTTGTCAAAGAGATTAGACAGGATTGTATTGACAGACCAGAGATGTATTACGTTTGGTTGCAATTGTCACTGGTTAAGCAATTTGTCGATTCGGTCGGCAATAGTATTGAGAGGATGGCCGAAATACTTAAAATGATTTACGATGGATTGACAAAAGAACAATTACTTGATCCTAACTATTGGCCGGAAATGGAAACTAAATGTAGTGACTATTCGGGTTGTGAATTTCTGCCGTTGTGTCTGCATCCGAATGGATGGGAGATGTATCTAAGGTTTTATACACAGAGGACTATGCTGTACGATTTGGAAAAAGAGGAATTGGAACAATAATATAAAGGAGCAAAAGAATGATTGACTCAAGTATAAATCCACATGAATTAGCAGTTGAAGAATTAGAGAAAGCCATAGCAGAAGGAAATAGATTTGCATTTGAAACGGAAGCGCTTGTATTAGCCGATTTACATAGAGGAGACAAAGATGGGTGAAATAGCGGACTATGATATAGAACAAGGCGAAAATATGTGGTTTGACCATTTAGCGGGGCACCCAGATTTTCCTGATGAATGTCCATATTGTAAAGAAGAATATGAAAAGGAGCAAGAGAAATGAGAAAAATAATTAGAGGACAGATAGGTAAAGGCGGTAGTGGTAAGTCAAGCAAGTTTGCCTCTCGCTTAAAACGTATTGAAAAGCAACAAACGGCACATGAGATTGTGTTTGAGGCAGAGGCGTCTGCTGCTACCACATGCTTCGAGGAATCAATAAGTGCTGTATTCGGTATGCCCGGTGTTGGTAAAAGTAAATTTGCCGAAGAGTTGGGCTTTGCCCTACAGGAGAAATATCATCTATCCCAGTCCGGCGTGTATTTCATCCAGTGTGAGAGAATCAACCACAGTTGGAACATCCGCAAAACAATGACACCAACATGGCCTACATTCAGAGCGTTTGTCGATAAGATGGAAAAGTCACCTGAATTGGTCAAGACGGTCAAGATGTGGTGTATTGATACCATTGACGCTTTGGCTCCTCTCGGTATTAGTACAATATGTCATGACATGGGAATTGCAGATTTACGCGAAGCTACGAGGAAAGTAGGCGGTGATGGCTGGTTCGCCGAAGCCTGGCAAGAGTTGCGGTTTGAATTAGAGTACCAGATTTTACGATTAGCATCACTCGGCCCCGGTGTTTTGATACTATCACATGAGAGGGAGAGGAAACGGACGGAGAATAACAGGGAGGTTAATAAGGCCAGTATGGATTTGTCAAATAGTATCTACAATAGTGTAGGCGATGCTTGCTCGATGATACTCCACATGAGGGTGGTGAATGATGTAACAAGGAAGGCGAAGAGCAGGCCGATTAGATGTCTAAGTTGTTTGAGTAGTGAAAGCGAAGAGGCTAAGGATAATCTGAATGTGTTGTTAAAGAAATACCCGGAAGGGATAATGAGATTCGGAACAGAACGAGAGGCGGTTGATAATCTGCTTGGGTGTTTTGGGCCGAATAAGAAGTCCCATAAAAAGGTGGCTAAAAAGAGCAAGAAGGTAGTCAGAAAAAGCAGGTGAGTTGTGGTCGCCTAAGAAGGAGATCGTCGCTCACAGAGGCTGCTGTGGTCTCTAATCGGTATGTATAGAAGGGAGGTAAGCTCGACAAACATAAAATCATATAGTGTAGTAGAAATAGTACTATTTTTTAATTTTTTTTGAAAGGGATAAATATATGGCAACAGTAAGTGTAGCGAGTAAGTTACGTGCGTTAAAGAAAATGTGGAAAAATGCTGCACCACGAACAGGTGGTGGACTGCCTGACGGCGAGTATGAGGGTGTTATCAAAACCGCTGTTGTTGGCATATCCAAGTCTGACTCCAAACGACTCCAGTGTGTGTGGACATTAGAGGTTACAGCACCGGAAGGATTTGTAGGCCGGAAGCAAACCAAGATTGCCGGCCTTGAAACCGAAGATAATCTGTGTTGGTTTCAGGGTGACTTGGCTGTTCTTGGAATTGACCCGCCTGATGATGTTGATGACATTGCCGATGCTGCCGGACAGACTGAGGGATTACCGATTGTTTTTAAGGTTCGTACCAAACAGGAGTTTACTAATGTAGATTTCATTGGTTTGCTTGAAGGTGTAGAAGTAGAGCAGTCTGAAGACGGTGGCGAGAAAAACGAAGGCGGCGGTGAAGAGGAATTGACAGCAGAGGATGTAACAGCAATGGGTATAGCAGAGGACGAAGAGGCACTTCAAATAATTATTGATGAGTATAAGTTAGACATTGTTCAGGATGACTATGCAACATATACTGAAGTGGCCGATCTTATTATTGAGCAATTGGAACTATAAAAGAGACTAATGAGATTTGATACAACATAGATACACATCTCTTTTGCTCCGATAGATGGCCTCAGTACACTACTGGGGCTGTCTATCACTTTTAATTTTTTTGAAATCATAAATATGACCAAAAGAAAAACGACAGTTGATAATATTAGAAACTATGATTGTAATAACCTTCCGTCTCATTGTGTGTTAATAGATAGAACTACAATATTTGGAAACCCATTTAGCATAGGGCGGCATGGTAATAGAGACGATGTAATAAAGAGATTTAAGCGGTATTTCACAAGAAGGGTAAAGTATGATGTTAAGTTTAGAAATACCGTTAGAAAACTTGCAGGAAAAACACTTTTATGCTGGTGCCATCCGATGGAATGTCATGGCGATGTGTATGCTGAGTATCTTAATAACGAGAAGGTGTAATGATGAATGAATTTCAAAAGCCCTGGGCGACAACACAAGAGGAACTTAGCCTACGCTTTGATTACGCTTATGGCAAAATAACTTTGAAACAATTTGAGAGGAGGTATGAAAAATTGAAGAGACAAGGTAAGATAATTAGAAATGGAAAGATGATACAGTGAAACCAAATTATCAAACCAAATGGGGAAAAGGAATCGGAAACTGCTTTCAATATGCCTTAGCTTCAATATTGGAATTAGAACCCGAAATCGTACCTGATTTTTGTAATGAATATGACGATGAATGGTATGAAGAATTGGTGAAATGGTTAAATCAATATGGTCTAAGCTGTATATCATTAGAAATCCACAACAAAAAACTGGATGATTATGACCTAAAAGACTGTATTTTATTGGCATGTGTTGAAAATGATAAGAATGTAAATCATGCTGTAATATACAAGAACGGCAAAATAATACATGATCCTAACTTTTGGTATGATGGAAAATATAAAGTAAAAACAATTGATTTAATATTTCCTATAAATCCTGCCGAGGCAATTAGGAATGGAAAGGCGGTAAAAGAATGATACTATTTCAAACCATAAGAAAAAAATGGGACTTAACATGTACAGTCTATTACAACTTAGGTGCATTTGGCCACATAGCATTGCCGTTTGAAATTAGTTGGTGGTTTAGTACGGATGCAAAGGGTAATAGATGCAGAGAAATTAGTTTTAGCTTTTTGTGTTTTACATGTTTCTTTGAATATTGGAGGTGGAGCAATGAAAAAAGTAATTGATGAAATAATTAAAGACTTTAATTTTGAAAAAGTTCATCGAGCAATGGTGGCCGTAAATTGGTGCTGGGGCAGTACACACGGAGTACCGTCTATTAATGAATTAATATTGTGTGCTCAGGAATTATTGAACGAGGCATCAAAAAGGGACACAGGTTGTTCAATAGGTACAGGAGGATTTGTGGCAACAAGAACAGAAAATGAAGATGGTAAAAAAGGACTACAATTGGAATTTATTTTAACAAGAAGTGGGTTTTATATGGAGTAGCAATGAAAGTCAAAAACCTGATAAAACACGCCTGTAAAAACGCAATAAAAAGGTATGATGAAAAACAAAGAAAAATTAAAGAATATTGGGATAAGAAGTTAGAGGAAGTAAAAAACAAACATTATTAACTTTAATGAAAGGTAAAACAAATGACGAAGAAACAAAAACTATTCGCAGGATTTTTGGTACTATTCTTAATTGTATTCATCGGCATTGGTTGCATTCAAGACGCTGTTGTGCCAATGGAGATTGACCAGGATGCCATAACATATACCGGTGAGCCACCTACAATGTATGTTCCCTGGACAACAATCCACGATGGAAACAGAATAAAGCGTAAAATGGAATACATTCATTTAACAAAACAGGAGACCGCAAAACGATTAAGTGAAGATGATAGTATGTTTTACGATTATATTAATAACAATATGACAATCAACATGAAAAATGCACAACAGATAAAGGACACTGTTTTCGATCCGGCTGGCCCGCTTGCGATGATGTTTCCCGCTCTCATGGGTTTGGGGCTTGGCCGTTATCTCAAGAGCCCAAGAGAACAGGTACTGGAGAAGCAAGTTAATGGAGCTTCAACAACAGTATAACCAAAGTAATGATTAATCCAACACAGGCTGTCCAGGCGTAGAACGAATATTTGAAATGATGACTTATATGATTGTTAAAACTAATTTCAATATTCTCCAGCCGTTCATCTATACGAATTAGTAAGTCGTGGTCAGTTTGGTTGCCGTTCATTTAGTCACCTGTCATTGGTCATAGCTATAATGGATTAGGCTATGGCCTTTTTGTTTCTGTTATTTTGTGTCTATTTTTCCAGTTCCTGTCATATATTGACAGTAAATACAAGAATGTTGCTTATGGCCTTTTTATTTTCTCAAAGTTCCTGCGGTTCTTTGTATTCTAAGAATATCTTCTTTATTAGCATCCGCCACTATATCCGCTCTAACAGCGTTTTTAATTTCATTCATTATTTCTGTCAATAGTTTGACCTTTATAGGTGATGGCACCATATTCCATTTGGAAGACCGCACTAATTTGGTCAAAACTTTTTTGTAAGCCAAAGTAACTTTTGCTTCATACATCTTATATCTTTTGTCATTCAAATACCAGTCGGAGGAAATTACTCTGGATATACCGCTTGGTTTAAGGTTCAATAATTCCAACTCATCTCTGACATCGGACGGCAAAGCTTTATTCATCCGCTGTGCCGTCTTATCTCTTTCATCACCGATTTTTTCCAAAAATGAAAAATTACTTCTGTCAAAACTGGCTTGTCGCTCGGCCTGTTCTATCTCTGGAAATTCTTCTCTCAAATAATCTTGAATTTCCGGCCCCAATTTATCCCATTTTTCGCCCAACACCTGTTCGCTTAGAAGATTCTTTTGCTGTAAAACTTCAGTCGTCTTACTGGTCGGATATGTTTGTACTCCAGCACCAAAGAAAGCCAATGGTGCTGCTCTCATACCGGCGTATAATCCCTGATATTGCAGGGCATCGGCGATGTCTTGAATAAAGAACGGCGTAAATCTTTGATAAAATTGTTGACTTAAGCTGTCGGCCTCCAGTCCTACATAGTCGCCGTAAAAAGTCTGTCCCCGCATTAAGTCAAGCAGAAATGCAGGGGCCGGGCCTAACTTACTTTGTAAGAAAGACCATATTGTGTCTGCTCTTTCGCCTTCAATTGTCCTTCCCGATTGTGTTTTGATGGTAGGGTCGGCCATCCTTAATACAAACCTTACTAACGGTAAATAACCTCCCCAAAAATCTAATCTTTGTTTGCCAATTTTAATTTTACCAAAATCGGTAGAGCGATAATCTTTCTCAATTTCAACTCCAGGCACAGCAGACATCATAGCTAATATACCCATATTTCCTGCAATGAACGAAACTACATGATATGCTAACATTTTTCTTGCTACCCATGATAGATTGGGATTAAACAAATCGGCGATAGTTCTTATACGTGCTTGTAGCAATCGGGGAGCAAAGAAAACGGCGTTAAGAGTAGCGGCATGTGTACCAAATGTTTTTGGATCGCCTTCACCCGTTATAATATCAAGAACATGGCCTATATCAGCCCATTGTTTATCCGTAGTCACCATACCTTTTCTTCTTTGTGCTATTTCTTTTAGATACTGCATCCGTATTAGATTACCACCGACAGAATACGCCCGTTCCGAACGTGCGATGCCGGGAACCAACTTGGCAAGCTTAGAGCCGAATCGTTCCGCTCCTTCTTTATAACCTACATGTTTACCCCATTTATTTATTCTCAATCCGGTTTTATTAATTAAGTCTCCAGCATTGGATAGCTCAATGTATAATTTGTTCTCAAGTGTTCTTGCCACCTTTTCATCGGAGGCAAATAATCTAATATCATTCACCATACTTTTGGCCCACAAACCGGGCTTTCCAACTGAAAGTAGAACATTTTGTCTAAGGGTACGGGACAAGTCCATCGAAGCGGATGTAACTTTAGGCAATGCCAGATAATCTGCTAAAGTCATTCCCTTGTTGTTTACAGTGTCACTGAGTTGCTCAAGTGTATTGGCGAACTGGTCTCCCCAGACTTTACGGGCGTATTTGATTTCATGCGGTCTGAGTATAGTTCCTTCTTTGTATAGCTTTTCGATAGCGTCGCCTAAATTTACAGACTCCATTCGTTTTATTTTATCAGTAGTTTTTAATTCCTGGTCAAGTGCTTCATAAAACTCTGTTGGGATAACTTCTTGTAAAGGCTCTATGCCGAGTTTAGTGTACTCGCCTTTCAACTCTCGTTTGAAATCCTGCCTCCAACTGCCTTCTGTTTTGGTTTCAACCTTTGTGGGCTGGGCGGGAGTGGGTTCGTATATTCTACGTTCAGGCATTTCTTGTCTCATCAATTCTCGTTCTTCAAGAATAGCCTGGAGTTTTTCCTTGCCATATAGCTTTTCATATACCTCTGGGTGCTCTACGGCCAATTCCTGTAAGCGAACAAGAGCTTCATTGTCCCATTTAGCAACTTCACTCTCTTCATATAAGGTTGCAGTCTTGAAAAATCCACCATGCTCTTCGGCATATTTATTTTCAAGCTCCCTTGCTTTATTCTGTGCTATTTTAAGGTCACGGAGTATTTGTTTAGAGTTACGCTTTACCACTGCCGCCTTCGGAGCTTCTGTCTTAATAGCTTCCTCACCGGCAGCAAATCTCCGTCCCCGTTCTTTCTTGCGTATTTCCTCCTGACTCTCATAAGTATCAATTGAATTTTGAATGGCTGCTGTAAATTTACTAACGGGACTATTCAAATCCTCCGGCCTAATTTGTGTTTTACTATTAGCATCGTTTTTAGCTTGTTCAATTTCGGCATTAATCTGACTGTTAGCAGCAGCTAAAGACGTTTCCATTGCCGCACCGGGAATAGGAAGTAAAGCAAACCCTTGAGTAGCTTCTTTGGCTACGTTTAACACCCGCTTTATTCGGTCTTCTATGTATCCTTCGCTGACCTGTACATCATGTTTACTTAAGTAAGAGGCAGTATCTTCGGCGACAATCTGAGTAACCTCTTGTGCCATTTCTTCAACGACTTCTTTAGTCAAATTACCCGCATATTTTTTGGCAAACTTACCCACCACATTCATTACACCTTTTTGTATAATCTCTTGTGCGCCTTTTTTAATGTTCGGTGTAAGAGTTTTTAGTTGCAGCACCTCGATAAGTGAGTATGGTATTCCTGCAATATGTGCCACTGTATCGGCGGTCTTATGGTCGATCCCCTGTTCAATCATATCTGCATACATTCCACCTACACCCTCTTGATAAGAGAATAAGGCAGCAGCTTCGGCGGCACCTAATTTGAATCCAAGTTTTGCTCCGGCACCGATTAAAGGGGCTTCTTCGCCGACAGAAGGAATAGCAGCACCAACAGCAGCACCACCAATAGCACCTACGGCAGCACCAGCAGTCCCGACAACACCGGCACGTTTAACCGATTCAATTAATTGCCCTGTAATTCCCGCTGATTTATAAACAAGGTTAGATAAAAAATGACCTTCTATCGGGTCAAGTATTTCATTCCTTCTTATTTTTTTATGGGTGTATAAAGCCCCTTGTAAATCTTCTTCCGGGTTTTTCAACGCTTGGTAAACACCTACACGGGCAAGTGCGCCTCGATTTCCACGTCTGAAGGATTCTGCAATCTTGTCAAAAAATCCCCGCTCCGGCCCTTGCAAAGGCTCAAGACCATATTTATTGGTTTGTACTCCTGTAAGCGATGTTCCAAGAGGCTCAAGACCATATTTATTAATTTGTGCCACTGTCGGTTGGAAGGTAAGAGGCTCAAGGCCGTATTTGTTTTCGTTAGCCATTAAAATGCTCCGTATGCACCGCTATGTAAATAAAACGCTTCATCAGACATTCCTATTGTGTGTTTTTTTGTTGCAGCTTTTCTAAACAAATCTGCTTCATTAACTAATGTAAATCCGCCTTCAAGAACAGCTTCTTCTGCTCTATCAGCCGGAAGCTGCCAATATTTACCTGCACTGTCTTTAACCATTATGTAGCCAAGTTTAATATTCGGTATGCCTTGTGAAAACGAAGGTGGTGGTGGTTCTTCAGAAACTATTTCGGGTTTCATTAGTTGTTTAATGGTATCAGCAAGCTCCGAACCTCTTATCTCTGGTTTTAAACCTAATCCTGCGGCCGCTTCAGGTACATCAGGAAACTTGGTCGATAGATAAAAATGAGCCATATCTCGCTGTGATTTGGTAAAGCCTTCATTCTTATCTATAGCCTCCTTGCCAGCCTTGTATTCGGCATTTCTACGTAGTCTGTCTCTTTCCTCTTGTTCAAAATCCATTCGGGAATGAAGTTCCATTTTCTCAACTTCCCATTCCCTTGCTCTGGCTTCGGCATCCAATCCTGCTTGCCTTATTCTTTGTTGATGGGCAAAATCCTGTTGAGAGTTGAGCAACATTTTCTGTTGTTCCCAGTCCAACGCGGCCTGTCTTGCGGCCTGTTGGGCGGCAATCTGTTGTGCCCTGGCCTGTTCACGTTCTGCCTTGGCTCTCTCTTCTTCTGCTCTTTTGCCTTTGCCTATTATAGTACCAGCGGCTGCCGCTGCTTTAGCTCCGCCAGGCTGCTCTATTCGGATTGCCATTGTACTCTCCTGTTTTTACTTTATCTCTATTGTCTTTACAAGTTCCAACTTGCTTATCCATTCTGCTTTTTCTTGTTCTTTTTCTGCTATATCACCATTGAGATGGTCTATTATAGTCTGTATCTCTGCTTGTGACATTGTAGAGATAACTGTATTTCCTGTTCTGCTTATCTGAAGTGTCCCATCCGGTAACTTTTTGTATGTCTCTGCCATTATATATCCTCATTCATCCATTCATAATTTAGAATATTTTCTAATTTGTTTCCAATTGCCGTAATTACTTGACCATCTATCTTCTGCTTCTGTTCTACCTTGGCCTCCATATTAAACTCCCATCTTTACTGTATTATCTGTCGTATCATGCCACAATTCCCCTGCTACGGCGCCCGCTGCTCCTTGATTTGTTCCTGATTTCAAGGCAACTTTCAAAGGCCCACCTAAAACATTCATGGCTGTGCCATTTTGATAAAATCCATAATCTACCCCAGCAACTTCATAAACATATACACCATATGTCGTACCGCCAACTGTGCCATTCATTCCAATCCAAATGTAATTACCAAAAACATCTCCGGTAACTTCATTACCAATCTCCTGTTGTATTTTAGATTCTAAGCCTCTTACTTTACCCCAAATCTTTCCGCCATCGAGATTAGCAAAAGAATAATTTAAATACAAACTTCGTTCGTTGGAAACATCTCCTACATTACCATCAACAAGTTGAAATTCATTCCTAAAAGCATGAGGATGCCCAATAACTCCTCCTGATTGGTTATATACCATTTTATTGTACAAACCATATTGCCAATCATCTGCATCAGTAACACCAGCGGTTTTTATATGATGATTATATAGACCATAATAAATTTCATCAGTGTTTACTGTAGAAGCGTATATTTTCAACGCGCCTTGAGATGCAGATGGGGCAGCAACCTTAATTCCTAAAGCATCAAATTGAGGCGTATTAGATGCACCACCAGATGTACTCGCTGGAACAAACCACCCTTTAACTACTATGCTTATATAATCACAATCTGTTGTAGCATCATATTCTATAATTCTATTTGAATCGCAAGCAACAGCGCAATCAACTGCTGTATAAGCATCAACTACTGTTGTATAACACTGAGAAACATTATATATATTGGAATTTCCATTTGTACGAAATTTAATTCTTGAACCAACAGCATTATCTTTTACAACTACTGCCAACAAGACTGCTGTAGCATCCGCTGGAACAATAGAACTTAAGTCCAAATCATGCCAAGCATTATCTAATGTCAAGGTTGCGTGTGTGTAATCTGCTGCTCCAGGATCGCCTCTATTTACAAATTCATCACCAGAAATAGCTTCTTTCCAAATCGCATTACCTGTTCCAGTATCTTTTGTAAATACATATTCATTAGTAGCTGCACCTACAGCAGACAAGGCGTTAATCGCTGCCTGAGCAGTTGACTGTCCTGTGCCACCGTGAGCTATGGCAACATCTGTAGCTTCCCATGTCCCTGTTCCTATTGCACCAACTGTTACTATATTACTCTGTCCGGTAAACGTTGCTAATTGTGCGGCAGTATAAGTCACTACAGCAGCTTCCGTTGGCAATGCAGAATCAGAGTTATCTCCCATTGTTCCATCGGTTGAAAACTCTGTGATTTCATTTGTAAGCTCCAGCCCTCCTGTTACAACAAGTTTATCATTGGTATCGTCAAAAGTTATTCTTGGGTTTGTAAAACCAATATATGAAAGATTTGTATTAAAAATAACATGACCGGATACCTGTAAATCAGCACCAGTATCAAGTAATATTGAATTGTTAAACGTAACCAGCCCACCTGTGTCAAAAGCAAAAGCCCCGGCACTACTATTGATTCCATCACACTCTAAAGTATCTCCATCATGTAGATGGGCTGTAGGTGCACCACCAACATACATGAAGTCACCATCAGTACATGCTGCATCAAACTGTGCCTTAGTTCCGGTTATACCTGCTATACTGGTCTGGTCACCAGTGTTGGAGCCGGACAAGTTATTAGCTGTTATGTCTCCTGTGAACGTGGCAAGCTGGGCTGAATCTATGGTGAGGGCTGTGACAAGTCCCGCCCCGCTATCAGTAGCAATGACAAGTTTACCTTTGGTATCGTTTGCCCCTGCTCCATCATGCGAGCCTGTGATAGTCGCTGCTGTGCTTGGTGTTCCTGCTCCATCTTCTCGTATGAAGGACTGTATTACAGCACCACCGCCGTCAGCGTCACTGTGAACCGGATTACCAAGGTAAAGATTACCAACATTGAATCTTAACGTTTGACTTGCAGGTGTTGCATTAAAGACTCCATAGATAAGACAATTGGTTATTTCGAGTGCCGCACTCGTCCTGTCTTGGTTGTCTATAATGAGGAGGTTGTCGTTTGTGGTTTGGTTATAGCCAGACCTATAACCTATGTAAATTGAATTACTTGCTGTTTGTATATTATAACCAGATCTATAACCAATAAATATATTATTACTAAAATTATCTAATCCTACTTGCCCTCTTGCCCCTGCTAAAGTTCCAATTAACACATTATAATTACCTGTTTCATTTCCCTGTCCCACAAGATAACCTATTCCTATGTTACTATCCCCGTCTATGTTGTTCACAAGGGCGGAAATGCCTATTGCTGTATTAACAAGCCCATCAGTATTTTTATAAAGTGCTCGATAACCTAATGCAAAATTAGAATGTCCTGTAGTATTATTATATAAAGCCTCACGACCTGTTCCTACATTGCGATAACCTGTAGTATTAGAATAAAGAACTTTCCAACCTATTGCTACATTGCCATATCCAGAAGTGTTATAATAAAGGGTCTGCTCCCCTATTCCTACATTGCGATAACCTGTGTTATTATTTCCTCCTGTTGCTCCAAATCCAGATTGATAACCTATATAAACATTATTATCACCATAATAATCCGCACCAATGGTATCATTATAATATCCAGCTTGATAACCTATTCCTACATTATATGTTCCATTATCATTAATAAATGCTGAACTACCAATTAATATATTAAAACTGGTATCATCAAACTTAATCGCCTGAACGCCAGCGATATTGATAACAGGCGTAGCAGGCCAGTTCTGTATAGCAGTTGCAAACGTTCCTCCACTCATATCGAGGCCGGTGGCTATTGTGCCATTTATTGTTAGACCGGCAAATGTAGGTAAAGCGTCAGTATTAACATCTTGATGGACGTTCAACAATGAGTCATGGTCTATCGTCCCCTGTAAATCATCAGCAGTTTCACCAATGGTTCTCAACGCAAAGGTATTAGCCCCCGTCATTTTAACAAAACTGGCTGCGGCATAAGTTAAATCTGAAAGATTATCCAGGTTGGCATGATTTTCTTGAAAGCCTGTATGCCCGGAACTGGCAAAATCCAAATTAGACAGACTATCATGTGTAGTAACTGTTCCGGAAATTATTTCAGAATCCCAGGGAGTGCTGATATTTGTAAATGTAGAGGTTTCCTCTGTTTTTACCGTTATTCTGGCAAGCAGCATTGCAAAATCAGAAACAATAGTTGGTAAATTGGCAGGGGCAGCAGCAGCAATTGCCTCGGCATATTTATAATTACCCAATCCATATACTACATGAACATGACCATCGTGACAAATATAAACCCAAAAATTACCGTATTTTTGTGCTCCTGTTGCTACGAGACCTGTTCCATAGTCGTTGTAATGATGAGTTAAAACACCTGTCTGGGACGATTGCCACGCACCGTCATTATACCAAAGAGTAAAATCTGTTTCCGTACTGTCATAGCCAGTGCCGGTAAAGACTGGGAAATCTCTGAGTCCTCTCCAAAAAACACCCTCGGTAATAGCTATACCCAAATCCCCTGTTTCCGATATTTGAAGTCCACTGGAACGGTGAAATTGTAAAGTAGCTGCTATAGCCTGGTGTGTTCTTTGAATAACATCGTTTGTAGGTGCTCCACCCGGAAGCATGTGTAAAGAAGTGCCGTCTCTATACACACGGCCAAGCCCTATTTTATCTGTAAAACTAATATCACTGATAGAAGTGGTGCAAAATATTTGCGGACTTCCTGATTTATAGTCGACATATATATGATTAGTAGCCTGGTCTGTCAATCCCTCTGGAGTTTCTTCATCTGTTTGAACATCCGTGTTTTCTTCCCAATCGAACATCAAAGTAACACCTGTTCGGCTGTCGGTTGTTTTTATCATCCCTGTTCCGGCGGCAACAGTTAGAGTCCCATCTTCATTATCTGTAAAATCTCCACCGGAAATTCTGCCCGCAGATTGTATAGTATTCATCCAGTCGTGGACGCTATTATAAGTAGGTGTGCCTAACTGCCAATCACTCAAGACTAAATCGGTAAATGTAGGGCTATCTCCAGTTCCCAATCCAAGAGAAGTTCTGGCCGTATTTTCACTTTCAGTCACCCAATTAGTGCCATCACCGACAATAAAATATCCATCGGTAGGAGTAAGAGCGGATATATCCCCCATATTTCCGCCAAGAGACAAGGTAATTGTTCCGTCACTATCATCGGCCACATCAATTTCATTTGCCGTTCCCGCTATCCATGACGTTAAATCACCCACAGACGCAAGGGCTTTGCTGCCATTTGTAGCAACAAGTCTCGACGCTGTTAAATCACTTACGGTTAATGTGGCCGTAGTCAGTGTGTCTGTGGTGACACTGGCAAACGTAGGTGTAGATGTTGGGCCAAGTTTGATTGAAGCCAATTTGGAAATGGCCTGCCTTACAGATACATCGTCAATTTTTTTGGGCGGACTTACTAAGGCCATTATCCCTCCGGCCAATAATGTGGAATAAACTTCTTGGTAGTATAAGGAGAGGTTTGGCCTCCTGAACCCACCCAAGAATGTGGCTCTGGTTTAGTATAACCTGCTGGATACTTTGTCGGATACATTTGTTGTATTACGCTCGGCTGATATGTTGGCCTTGCTGGTGATGGCCCAAATGCGTATCTCGCCTGTTCTTTTGCCGTTGATCCTGGTTGCATACGATTCATTGTCATATAATCGAAATAATTTTGAGGTCGTGGAGCACCTCCACCACCGCCATAGCTCATCGGCTGTTGGCCACTTTGAGACCCCTGTGCCATCATCGCCTGCATAAGCATACTGTAATCAGGATAAGGAGTATCTATTCTTTCTGTAAATCCGGCTAATCCTAATTTGGCCTCACTCACCCGCTGTTGCAACAAATCCTCTAACTTTAATCTCTGCTGCCCGGCTTCCGCTTCGGCTCTCATCGGTATACTTGCCGCCGTAGTCGTGCCATACATACCGGAACTAATCATCTGTTGTGTTCCGCTGCCTATGGCTTGTGCTTTAGCTTTCTCTATATCCGCTAATCCAGCAGTTTTGAAAGCCCCTCCTGTTTCATATTGAGAAATAAGTTCGTTATAAATTGCCTCAATTTTAGCCTTGCGTTCTTCATTGGCTTTAAGGGCAGCGGCCTCTCGTTCTTGAAACATCCTGAGAAGCGAATCAGTACCGCCAGTGGTTCCAATTGGTTGTCGCCAGCTTGATCTTGCCATTATATTCTCCTACCTTACTCTACCAGCTTTGCTGGTTCCGTATAATATTCTATTTATAGCCCAAGTTTCTGCGGCTGTAGAGTTATAAAGTTTCAACCCCATATATGCCCCCCGCATACGCGGCCTTATTTTATTCTTTCTACCTGCCCCTGTTATAGTGCCAGAGGCAAAAGCATCGGCACCGTCCATTATATCCTCAAGTACGGTTTCAGCATCGTCTCCGTTAAACAACGCCCACGAGAGACCGTCAGTGTCACTCATACCACCATCGGCAGCCCCGCCTGCGGATTCTATTGTCATTTCAACTAATTTGCCCGACATATCTACATCTTTTGCAAGAGGTATTATTGGATATGTAACGTATGACGAAATAGCCTCGTCACTTCCACCTATGTCGTCATCCTTGGCCGAAGTCTTAAAAACCCGTACATAGCCGTCCTTACACCCCATTAACAAATCTCCAAGAGCAGTGTCGTTTGCAGCATAGTATATCATAGAATAAGCACCACATTCTTCCGGGTAGCTCTCCGGGTAAAATCCTTCTGTCTTTAAGGAGTAGAAGTAGTTTGAGTTAACTCCGGAAGCTAAGGTTGTAATACAAACTACAATTCCATATCTTTTTCTATCATACTCCATGTTGATTGTATGTGTAGAGGCATCTGCCGCTTCGTCATTAACCAAATCCGGCAGAGATAATTTACTAATACAATCCAACCCGCTAAATCCGGCATCAAGTTTATATAAACCACCAGTACCCCAGAAGTATAGATTTCTTTGTTCGTCAAAACACCAACTCTGTGCTCCGAATATTCCAGTAGTATCGGATAGACTGTCAAGGGAGCCGCCGGATACCGGGTCTCCTCTTAACACCCACATGGTATTAGTACAACCGAATATTAAGTAATCATCATGAAATGATATAAGCGCCCTTGGTATGGACGGACATTGCCCGGCGTCTGCGTTATTACCGGCTACGGCGTTAGCAACTCTACTCATATACCACTGATTTGGATACACAGGGTCTCCAGACAGGACTAATCGCCCTCTATACACACATATCAAATAGGAGGTACTCGGCATAGTGCCGGAAGCTCCGCCAGGATAGACTGTCCAATCGTACCATATAGGGGGGCGGGTACTTACGGCCGTAGGAACAACACCGTCATCTCCGGCACCGTCTGAATCAACTTCATTGGTGGTGTTGAATGTTCCACCAGTCCATTTGCCGTAGGTATGTGTTTTGGCCGCATCCACAGCTTCTACCACCATAGTAGCACCTGTAACTGCCTGTGTAAGAGTGTCTCCTTCCGCATGGGCGGTGGTTAAAGCATCATGGGTCAAGACTGCTGCAATAGAAGTCGGTGTAAAGGCCGAACCATCACCATCTCCCGTTATTTCATTAGAGGCCGGCGTCCATGTTCCGCTTGTTGTATAGCCATAGGTATAGGTCTTGTCTGCATTGGTAAAGTCTACAACCATAGTGGCTCCGGTCACTGCTTGTGTTAATATATCTCCATGAGCATGGGCTGTGTCTAATGCGGCATGGGCCAGACGTGTGTTGATAAAGTCGGCCACCTTCAAGTTAGTTCCATTTGCAATAAACACTTTCTGAAAGGCGGTTGCCATGTTTAATTGGTCAGAGGTGTCTATATCACCTGTGGCCGTAGCCAATTCGATTAAAGTTCCTGCTGCCACGTTTACATCCTCAAAATAAAAAACATCGTTTCCTGCGGCGGTTAGTCTTTTATAGGTTTTATAATTGGAAATATCTACCGCCATTAAATATCCTCAAGCCAAAACTTATTATAAGCCGCACACACCAATCTTTTAGTCTGTAACAACTGATTGGGCAATAAAGAAACAACCTCATAATCTACATCAACTACTCCATCGGGAGGAGGATTGCCAAATGCTCCATTAATTACAAGGAGTCTATAGTATCCCACTCCTTCATAGTAATATGTAGGACTCGGTGGTTGCCACGCTATCGCCATTACTTCTGCCTCTGCAAATACTGTTGGTATCTAATCTCTTTTTTATAATCTTCTATCGTCCATTCAGGACTCATAAAGTACTTTATAGTAGCAATTATTATAGCTCTGTCCTCTACAGATTCCTTAGCAACAGGCTCCATCTCTCCTGTGGCTATAAAATGACAACCAGAGACTATTAACAATAACATAATTAAGACACTTCGTACCATACTTGATGCCCTGCCGCTAATACTAATCTGTTTTTTGTTCGGATAAAATTGGGGTCAAATGCATAGTCAGGTGGAAAGTCGCCATCTGGGTCTGATGGACTTGGGACAGGCGGGTCGAATGTTATTGTAGTAAAAGACCACTCGTCCCCTGTTGTTGTTCCTACGTCATTAGTTGAATCTATTCTCCAATATCTTGTGACCTCATAGTCATAAGGAGAACCGTCTGCCATCCCCCACACGGTAAAACTTGTTTCAGTCTGTGCTGAAGACACAAGGATTAAATCTCCAGATGTTGTCCCATAGTACACGTCATAAGTGTCTGCTCCACCACCATCTTCCCACACAATAGTATCCTGGTCTAATGTAACAGCACTATTGGCATCGGTTGGTGTGGGGTTTTTGGCCTTGGCAGGAACAGCTGTTCCCCACTCTTCAAAATAATGATCCCCAGTTATTGCACTCCATTCAGCAGAGCCTATCCCTCCGGGCGGTTCCCAAACATAATGGCTTCCTATACCACCAGCATAAGGATTCCCAGCAGTATAAGCCCAATACACCTCGTCTTCCCCCGCCTTGTAGCCTGTAGTGGTAAAACAAATAGCATAGGTACTTTCTGCTGACACCATTACTTCATCATCTAAGGTAATCTCCAGAAACTCCCAATTATCTTGAGAAATTCCCTCAGAAGATATAGAGCCATGTGCAAGAGACGCGCCTGTAGGAAAGCCACTTCCATCAACAGCATAAATATTTACACCCAAATCTTGATGAGGATAAATACCATCATTAAATTTTTTAACATACAGTTTTACTGAGGATAGTAAATGGGTAGTTGCAGGAGTAAAACCTTGGGCAGGTAAATCGCCAGAGATGTAGCCATTGTATTTCAATGTACTCCATGTAGCAGGAACACCGCCAATGTAACTCTCATACTTAGTTGCCACAACTACATCGTCCTAAAATATATAACACTAATCATTACAAGTCTCCAAAATAGATGGCCTTGTGTCCTATAGTCATCAAATATCCTCAAACCAAACTTGCCATTAGCTAACCGCCGCCACAACGCAAAACGCTACAATGGGATTCTCACTTGCACCAACCTGGGTACCATTTCCCCACTTGTCCAGCCCAGGCCGTTGTCCCAGCCTGAGCCTTCTTTCAAGAACGTCAATCGGACGTACATTATTCATATAGCCGGAGGTAAGAGGTGCTTCCTTATCCACCGGCAGGCCTTTAGACAGGCCGCGAATAGGCGGAGTCATCTCAATCATCATTTACTCCTTTTATTTCTCGTCGTACCTGCAACTTTCATCCGCGATTCATCGGCATACTTTTGCTGCGCTTCATTTTTACTTACGTGCGCTTTTAATGCTTTCCTTTTCAGTCTCGCCATTGTGATTTTCCTTTATGCCCAATATAATATATCAACAACATCGTTTTCAGCTTCGCCAATAAAATACAAACGATTCAGATCGTCAATATTTAATGATAAATATGTCGCAATACCATTGGCTAAGTTATGTTCTGGAACAGGAATACCGGTAGTAGCAGTACAGGCAGAATCGATTCTAACTCTAACATTTGAACTTCCGCTTGCAGCAATTATTTTGCAGCCTTTACAAGGGACACTTGTAGCTCCATCAGTACCAGTACCACCACGAATTTGATATGGATCACCAGGAATGGTAACTCTATTAGAGCCGCCATGATTAGGCACAACATTTGTATTTGTACCACTATAAATACCCATTAGTTACCTCCAATCTTAACTGGTTACACTTTCTTTTAGGACTACCCAGCCCGTTGTTGCACCAGTCCATACCGAAATCTGATACATGCCTGCGTCCTCCATTGTGCTGTCTTGAGCAGCATTTCCATCTATTGTTACGGTTTTACTATTAGCATCGCTCTCAAAAACAATAAGCAATTCCTGCCCAACATACAGCCCATCCGGTATTGTAATAGTCAAATCCGCAGCAGGGTCGTCAACTATGACAACTCTATCAACATGAAAACTATTAGCCCCCGTTCCAACTTTTACTGTGTAATCGGCATCAATT